CACTTGATCTCGTCTTGCTCGTCTTAGGGCGGCTTCATCCGCCTGCCCTCAGACGAGCAAGACGAGATCAAGTGGTTCAAGGGTTCCAAAAGAGAACGGTATTACACGGTGTAAGGACCAAACATGGCTACAAATTTTGACTCTGCTCTGTATCAAGCGCCTGTGGGCGTTGGCGCGGTGGAAGAGGAACCGATTGAGATCGAGATTGAGAACCCTGACGCAGTGACGATTGGCATGGGGGACATCGAGATTGAACTGCGGCCTGAGCCCAGGACAAGCGATGACTTCGATGCCAACCTTGCCGAGTTTATGGATGAGGGCGAGTTGGAGTCCTTGGGCTCCGATCTTGTAGATGATTTCAACAAAGATGTGGCGGACAGAAAAGATTGGATTCAGACCTACGTAGATGGCTTGAAGCTCCTTGGCCTGAAGTACGAGGATCGTACCGAGCCGTGGCAGGGTGCGTGTGGTGTGTTCCACCCGATGCTGACGGAGAGTGTCGTGCGGTTCCAGTCAGAGGCCGTGATGGAGACTTTCCCCGCTGCGGGGCCTGTGAAAACACAGATTGTGGGCAGGGAGACACCGGAGAAACGTGACGCGGCTCAGCGGGTTCAGGACGACATGAACTATCAGTTGACCGACGTCATGCGGGAGTACCGTCCCGAGCATGAGAAGCTGCTGTGGTCGCTGCCCCTGGCAGGCTCTGCGTTCAAGAAGGTCTACTACGACCCGAGCAAGGGGCGTCAGGTGTCGATGTTTGTCCCGGCTGAGGACATCGTGGTGCCCTACGGAGCCTCAGCCTTGTCTGCTGCCGAGCGTGTGACTCACGTCATGCGTAAGACCAAGAACGAAGTCTTGAAGCTCCAGGCCGCAGGCTTTTACCGCGACATTGACCTTGGCGAGCCCAACACTGAGTTGGATGATGTTGAGAAGGAAAAGGCCAAGGAAGGCGGCATGAACGCCACCCAGGACAACCGCTTCCGTATGTTGGAGATGCAGGTTGACTTGGACTTGAAAGGATACGAAGATACCGATCAGGATGGCAATCCCACTGGGATAGCTTTGCCCTATATTGTTACCGTCGAAAAAGGTACGGGCAAAATCCTTGCAATCCGCCGCAATTGGTACGAAGATGACACGCTGAAACTCAAGCGTGACCATCTGGTTCACTACCAATATATTCCCGGCATGGGGTTCTATGGGTACGGACTCATCCACCTTATTGGTGGTTATGCTAAGTCTGCTACTATGCTCATTCGTCAGCTTGTTGACGCTGGCACTCTTTCTAATCTTCCGGGCGGACTCAAGTCTAGAGGACTGCGTGTCAAGGGCGATGACACCCCCATCGCACCCGGAGAATTCAGAGACGTAGACGTCCCCAGCGGCTCAATCCGCGACAACATTCTCCCGCTGCCGTACAAAGAACCGTCTCAGGTTCTGTTTGCGCTGTTCCAGAACATCGTCCAAGAAGGCCGCGCGTTCGCGTCTTCGGGTGATCTGAAGGTCAGCGACATGTCGGCGCAGGCCCCGGTGGGCACTACCCTGGCCATCCTTGAGCGTACGCTGAAGGTCATGAGTGCAGTGCAGGCTCGTTTGCACTTTGCCATGAAAGAAGAGTTCCGGCTGCTCAAGAACATCATCGCGGACTACACGCCCGATGAGTACAACTACGACCCCGAAGAAGGTGATCGCAAGGCCAAGCGCAGTGACTACGACACCACCACGGTGATCCCGGTCAGTGATCCGAACGCTGCGACGATGGCGCAGAAGATTGTGCAGTACCAAGCCGTCATGCAGTTGGCGCAAGCCTCGCCGCAGTTGTTTGACATGGCGCTTCTCAATCGTCAGATGTTGGATGTTCTGGGTATCAAGAACGCTGAGAAGCTGGTGCCGGTCCAAGACGACATGGTGCCCAAGGACCCGGTGACGGAGAACCAAGACATTCTCAACAACAAGCCGGTCAAGGCGTTCATCGAGCAGAACCATGAAGCGCACATCCAGACGCACATGGCTGCGATACAGAACCCGAAGATTCAGCAATTGATGCAGATGAACCCGCAGGCGCAGGCGATCATGGCTGCGGCAATGGCGCACATCAACGAGCACATTGCGTTTGAGTATCGCCGTCAGGTGGAAGCTCAGATCGGCGTGTTGCCCGGTGAGGAGGGCAACAAGAAGGTTACGCCGGAGATGGCCGACCAGATTGCGATTGCAGCGGCGCAGGCGTCACAGCAGATCACACAGCGTGATCAGCAGCAGGCTCAGCAGCAAGCAGCACAGCAGCAGATGCAAGACCCCATCGTCCAGATGCAGATGCAGGAGCTTCAACTCAAGCAGCAGGACTTGGCGCTCAAGCAGCAGAAGCAGGCCATTGAAGCGGCAGAAAAGGCCGACAAGTTGCGGATCGAAGAGGCTCGCATCGCAGCGCAGAAGGAGATTGCAGCCATGCAGGTGGCGGCTACCGCTGCGGCGGCACGCGACAAACTGTCCAAGCAACAGCAGCTTGAAGGGGCCAAGCTCGGTGCTGAGATCGCCAAACACAAGGCACAGCTTCGCAATCAGCAACTTCAGATGATTCATCAGCGTTCGCAGGCAGCGGACATACGCGAATCTCGTGACAACAAGCCGCCCAAGGCACCCACTAAGGAGTAATCATGGACACACACAAGTTACTTGGTCACATTGCTCGTGAGATTGACAAACTTCGTGCTGATCAGGTAACGGTGTTGACGTCCGGTCGAGTGGCCGACCATCCTGAATATCGCCACATCTGCGGGGTCATCCGGGGTCTGTCCCTTGCAGAAAACATCCTCAACGACCTCGTGCAAAGAATGGAGCATTCTGATGACGATTGAACTCGCGGGAGCCGTAGATTTGGCCCCGTTGCTGAACAAACCCGCCGAGGAAAAGGCCAAGCAGTTGCCTGATCCCAAGACTTTCCACCTTCTGTGCGTCGTACCGGAGGCTATGGAGGAGTACGCAGACAGTGAAGCGGGTCTGATCAAAGATGCCAAGACCATGCACTACGAAGAAGTGCTTACCCCTGTCCTCTTCGTAATCAAACTTGGCCCGGATGCATACAAGGACAAAGTCCGTTTCCCTAGCGGCCCGTCCTGCAAAGAAGGCGATTTCATCGTCGTCCGCCCCAATTCAGGCACCCGCCTGAAGATTCATGGCCGTGAATTCCGCATCATCAACGATGATTCGGTCGAGGCGGTTGTGGAAGACCCCCGTGGTATTACACGTGCATAAGGAGTGACCATGCCCCCGGAAATCGAAGATGAGTTCAAGTTTCCTGACGAAAAACCGGAAATTGAAGTCGATGCAGAAGAACTGAAGATCGAGATTGAAGACGATACTCCTGAAGAGGATCGTGGCAAAAAAGCCGCCAAACGTCCCCCGCAAGAGGTGACTGACGAGGAGTTGGAGCAGTATTCCAAGAGTGCGAAGCAGCGTATTCAGCGGTTCACGCGTGGATACCACGATGAGCGTCGCGCCAAGGAAGAAGCTCTGCGTGAGCGTGAGGCCGCAGAAACCTACGCCCGTCAGTTGTACGAGGAGAACCAGCGTCTCCAGAAGCAGCTTGCCACGGGTAGCAAGGCGTTTATCGAGCAGTCCAAGACTGCGGCTGAGGCCAAACTTTTGGCCGCAGAAGAGAAATACCGCAAAGCCTACGAGTCAGCCGACACCGAAGCCATCATTTCGGCGCAAAAAGAGATCGCCAAGGCGACGATTGAAGCTGAACAGGCCGAGCGTTTGCGTCCAATTGAGGAGCCTGAAGAGCGCCAATATCAGCCTCCGGCAGCGGCTCAACCCCAGACTTCTGCGTTGCAGGAACGTACCCAGAAATGGGTAGATACCAACAAAGATTGGTTTGGCAAAGATGAAAAAATGACTCAAACCGCTATGGCGCTTGACAGGCGTCTTAAGCGGATGTATGGTGAAGATTATCTGGGAACGGCCCATTACTTCAAGGTAATTGACCAGTCCATGCGTAAACAATTCCCCGATTATTTCGGGAGCGAGGAAGACGAAGCGCCTCTGAAGAAGACTTCGAAACCGGCAAGAAAGGTAGCGAAAGCACAGGTTGAAGTGGAAACGCAAGTCGAAACCGATACCAAACCTGCTGTCCGTGCGAAAAAACCTGCTGTTGTGGTGGCCCCGGCCACTCGCAGTACCCCATCTAACCGTGTCAGACTGAAGGCGTCCGAGGTGGCTCTTGCGAAGAGACTTGGGGTTCCTTTGGAACTGTATGCGAAACAGAAGGCTGCGCAGCAAAGGAGTGAATGAACATGACTGAACAAAATCGTCTTAGCCGTGAAATGGACAAACGCATCGCGTCGGCCCGCCCGACCGCTTGGCGTGCTCCCGAATCACTGCCCACCCCTGATGATCGTCCGGGTTGGAAGCATCGCTGGGTCCGTATCAGCATCATGGGACAGGCCGATCCGGCCAACATTTCCTCCAAGCTTCGTGAAGGATATGAGCCCTGCAAAGCAGAGGACTATCCTGAAATGATGATGCATGCCGTTATGGATGGCCGATTCAAAGGAAACATTGAAATCGGCGGTCTGTTGCTTTGCCGCGTCCCTAGCGAGTTCATGGAGCAGCGTAGTCAGTACTACGCCAACCAGAACCGTTCTCAGGTCGAGTCGGTGGACAACAATTTCATGCGTGAGAATGATCCTCGGATGCCTCTTTTCGCTGAGAAGAAGTCCAAGGTCACTTTCGGTTCCGGTTCTTAATCTTTGGAGTCACAAATGGCTTACCCTGTTGTTGACGCCCCGTACGGTTTCAAACCCATCAATCGACTAGATGGGCTTCCCTACGCGGGGGCAATTCGTCAAATCCCCATCGCTAACGCGTACAACCAGAACATCTTCTACGGTGATATCGTTCAGATTTCTGCTACTGGTACCGTTGTGCGTTCGTCCATGAGCGCCGCTTCTAGCCCCGGTACTGCCGTGGCCGGTACGATTGGTGTGTTCATGGGTTGTTCTTACACCAACCCCTCGACTGGCCAGAAGCTGTTCTCGCAGTTTTACCCGGCCAGCACCGCTGCAAACGACATCCTGGCGTTTGTGGTGGATGACCCCCGTGCACTGTTCAAGGCTGTCGTGACCACTCAGGGCACGTCGCTGGCCAACACGAGCACGACCGTGGGCTTCCTGAACCAGTACTACGTCGGTTCCAACCTGTACATGGTTGGTGGCGCAGGCGGCGTGACGGGCAGCACGACCACGGGCGATAGCAAGCAGTCGGTGTCTGGCGGTGTCATTACCTCCGGTACGTCTGGCGCTGGTGATCGCGTGGTGTCGGCTCTGCCGTTCCGTATGGTTGGCGTTGTGCCCGAGACTGCCGTGACCCTGTCGGGCACCGGCAGCACCTCTGGTTCGTCTACTACGGTGACGCTGACCGCTGCTGTGACGGGCTTGGCTCCCGGCATGCAGTTGATTTGCCCGACTGGCACTGGCACTCTGGCTGGTAACTATGCAACCGTGATCAACGTGGCTACCACCACGCTGACCCTGAATGCAGCCGTTACTCTGGCCTCTGGGTCTGCTCTGTCGTTTGTTGGCTTCCCTGAAGTGTTGGTGGCTTGGAACGGCAACTTCCATAGCTATAACAACACCACCGGCATCTAAGGAGTAATTCAAAATGGCAATTTCTCGTGCCCAGCTACTGAAAGAACTCCTGCCGGGTCTGAACGCTCTGTTCGGCATGGAGTACGCTCGCTACGGCGAAGAACACAAGGAAATCTACGAAACGGAGACTTCCGAGCGTTCGTTCGAAGAGGAAACCAAGCTCTCTGGCTTCTCGGCAGCGCCGGTCAAGCCTGAAGGCCAGTCGATCTCTTACGATAATGCCCAAGAAGCGTGGTCTACCCGCTACAACCACGAAACCATTGCTCTGGGTTTCTCGATCACCGAAGAGGCGATTGAAGACAACCTGTATGACAGCCTCTCGGCTCGTTATACCAAGGCTCTGGCTCGTGCTATGTCCTACACCAAGCAGGTGAAGGCTGCTGCTGTGCTGAACCAAGGCTTCAACAGCGCCTATGTTGGTGGTGACGGCGTTTCGCTGTTCTCCTCCGCTCACCCCCTGGTGTCCGGTGGCACCAACAGCAACACGCCCGCTGTGCAGGCTGACCTGAACGAGACTTCCCTGGAAGCCGCCGTTATTCAGATCGCTGCTTGGACGGACGAACGTGGTCTGCTGATTGCTGCCAAGCCCAAGAAGCTGATTGTTCCCCCGGCCCTGATGTTCCAAGCCAAGCGTCTGCTTGACACGGAACTGCGTGTGGCTACTGCTGACAACGACATCAACGCGTTGAAGCAGATGGGTGCAATCCCCGAGGGCTACACGGTCAACCACTTCTTGACCGACAGCAATGCGTGGTTCCTGACCACGGACGTACCCAACGGTATGAAGCACTTCGTGCGTATGCCCCTGGCAAATTCAATGGACGGGGATTTTGACACGGGCAACGTTCGCTATAAGGCTCGTGAGCGTTATAGCTTCGGCTGGTCGGATCCGTTGGGCATGTTCGGTTCGTCTGGTTCGTCCTAAAGCCTAACAAAATCAAGCCTTCTGGCCTGATTGGGAGCCCGCTTCGGCGGGCTTTTTCTTTGCCTGTTGACTTCTGGCTCTGACCATGTATCATTACCCGTGTCATAACCAAGGAGCTAACATGGACACTGCCAACCTGCCCAAGACCCGTGCCGAAGCCAAAGCCACGGGGGCCAAGTACTACTTCACCGGGGAGCCATGCAAGCATGGCCACATCGCCCCGCGCAAGATCAAGGGAGCCTGCGTTGAATGCCTGAAGGTTGAATGGGAGAAGGGCAACCAGACTCGCGCAGAATATTTCCGTCAGTACAACCAGTCCGAAGCGGGGCAGAAAGCCAAGCGCGAGTACTACGAACGCAATAGGGAAGCGGTGGTTGCCCGTGCTCAGGCTAGGTCGGACGCGGCAAAGAATGCCTACAAGCAGAAATACAAAGAGGCCAACCCGGACATGTACAAGGAGATGGTCAGTCTGCGCCGTAGGCGGTTTCGTCAGGCCACCCCTAAGTGGTTGACTGCGGAACAACGCATGGAGATCCGCTTGAAGTACCGGCTTGCGATTGAACTCAGTCGTGCCACAGGTATTCGCCACGCGGTAGACCATATCGTTCCGCTTCAAGGCGAAGAGGTTTGCGGGTTGCACGTGTCGTGGAATCTACAGGTAATCCCTCAAGCGGAGAATCTCAAGAAGTCAAACAAACTCGTTGACGCCCCGCAAACCCCGTGATACAACTACGCAAGTCCCAAGATTCCAACCTGCTTGCTGACCGGCTTGGCGGACTGACCTCACAGACAGCAAGCGCAATTGAGGAGCCATCATGGCGAATACGACCTTCAATGGACCAGTCCGGTCTGAGAACGGCTTTCAAGACATTTCCATCAACAGCAGCACTGGCGCTGTAACCGTTGATGCGACTTTTGGCGCTAATACCACAGTTTCTACGTTGTCGGCTACCACGGTTACTGCGGCTTCTGTTTCTGCCACGGGCAATGTGACGGCTGACAGCGGCACGGCCCCCGCAGCAGGCGGTATGTCAGCGTTTCTGATGTCCTCCACCGCAAACTTGGGCGTCTTTGTTGGCTCCGGTGCTCCCACCGTGACGGCTGCTCAGGGTTCGCTTTACCTGCGTACTGACGGCACCACCACCAACGACCGCATCTATGTGCGCGGCGCGTCTGCTTGGATTGCCATCACC